AAAGTATATCCGTATCAATCCTAACCGTTCTGTACGTAATGGGATTGATCACCAAGTGCCAGAAGTTCCAGATGAACTTTTTGCCAAATGTCCTGGTTGTAAACAAGCTATTTATCAAAAGGACTTGGGACAAGCTAAAATCTGTCCAAATTGTTCTTATACCTTCCGTATTTCCGCTAAAGAACGTCTCGATTTAACGGTTGATGAGGGATCATTCCAAGAACTTTTTACAGGTATTAAAACTGAAAATCCATTGAATTTCCCAGGTTATATGGAGAAATTAGCAGCGACTAAGGAAAAAACAGGTCTTGATGAAGCTGTTGTAACTGGCGTTGCAACTATCAAGGGACAAAGAACAGCCTTGGCTATTATGGATTCTAACTTTATCATGGCTTCAATGGGAACTGTTGTTGGTGAAAAAATCACCCAGCTCTTTGAACATGCGATTGAAGAAAAACTTCCAGTTGTTATTTTTACAGCATCTGGTGGTGCTCGTATGCAAGAAGGTATTATGAGTTTGATGCAAATGGCTAAGATTTCAGCAGCCGTAAAACGTCATTCTAATGCTGGCTTGTTGTATCTGACTGTCTTGACAGATCCAACCACTGGTGGGGTTACAGCAAGTTTCGCTATGGAAGGTGACATTATCTTGGCTGAGCCACAAACCTTGATTGGTTTCGCAGGTCGTCGTGTCATTGAAAACACAGTTCGCGAAACTTTGCCAGATGATTTCCAAAAGGCTGAGTTCCTTCAAGAACATGGTTTTGTTGATGCCATTGTTAAACGTACAGAGTTGGCTGATACCATTGCCACACTCTTATCATTCCATGGAGGTGTTCAATGAGCGACGTAGCACGTATTTTAAAAGAAGCGCGTGACCAAGGCCGTTTAACTGCTTTGGACTTTGCCCAAGGAATCTTCGATGATTTTATCGAACTTCATGGCGACCGTAATTTCCGTGACGATGGTGCCATTATTGGTGGTATTGGTCGTTTAAATGGCCAAGCGGTTACTGTAGTGGGTATCCAAAAAGGTAGAAACCTACAAGATAATCTTAACCGTAACTTTGGGCAACCTCATCCAGAGGGCTATCGTAAGGCTCTTCGCCTCATGAAACAGGCTGAAAAGTTTGGTCGTCCAGTCGTTACCTTTATCAATACTGCAGGTGCTTATCCTGGTGTTGGGGCAGAGGAACGTGGCCAAGGCGAGGCAATTGCGCGTAACCTTATGGAAATGAGTGATCTTAAGGTGCCAATTATTGCCATCATCATTGGTGAAGGTGGTTCGGGAGGAGCTCTTGCCTTGGCAGTAGCCGATAAGGTTTGGATGCTTGAAAATACCATCTACTCTATCTTGAGTCCAGAAGGATTTGCGACTATTCTCTGGAAAGATGGCTCACGTTCAGAAGAGGCAGCAGAGTTGATGAAGATTACATCAGGCGAGTTGCTTAATATGGGAATCGTTGATAAGGTGATCCCAGAACGTGGTTACTTTACAAGTGAAATTATAGAAGCAATTAAGACAGCAATCGTAGATGAGTTGGCAGAATTAAGCCAATTATCAACAGAGAACTTGCTTGAAGCGCGTTATCAACGTTTTAGAAAATACTAAAAAAACATTGGGATATATCCCAATGTTTTTTAAACGGTATGGCGTTCGAAGGCTTGGTCTGAGATACCTTGTTCAAGGATAAGTTTAGCCCATTCCTTAGCTGAATGAAGACTGTGATCCTTGTAGTTACCACATGATTCAATGGTAGTTCCTGGAACATCTTCCCATGTAATCTCGTTAGCAATAGCTTCAAGACTAGATTTGATAACTTTAGCAATTTCTGTTGGATCTTGTTTACCCCACATAATCATATGGAAGCCTGTACGGCAACCAAATGGTGAGCAATCAATAAGTCCATCGATACGTTGACGGATCAATTTAGCGAGTAGGTGTTCGATAGTGTGAAGACCACCTGTGTCAATACTATTTTCATTAGGTTGAATCAAACGGATATCAAAGTTTGTGATGATATCTCCTTTAGGTCCAACTTCCTCTGAAATAAGGCGCACATACGGTGCTTTTACAATGGTATGATCAAGTTCAAAACTTTCAACAGTAACGTCTTTTGGCATGGTAATACCTCCCTATTCTAATAGAGTTATGATACCACAAAATCAGTTTAAAGTTCTAGTATTTATTTGAGTAATACCACTGTTATTGATTAGAATAAGCAAACCCCTTGAAAATAAAGGGTTTGTAACTGCTAATTCATATTCTAATTTCAATTTGCTTACCTTTTTGCTTACTTTTAGATAGATTTTAGTGCTTTCTCATAAAATGACGTCGCTTTTTTTGCGTTCTCTTTGGATAAGTGACTGTATGTGTCCATAGTCATTGAAAGAGTAGAATGTCCTAGGCGGTGTTGCAACTCCTTATAAGGAATACCTGAATTAAGGAGCAAACTAGCATGAGTATGTCGAAAGCCGTGGAAACCTATGTTATTTACCCCAGCTTTTTTAAAATGCGTCCTAAGTCGGCTCGATACTGCTTTATAATTTGGATAGGCATTGATGAAATCAGAGAATACCACTGTTTCAGTCCTGCCTAGTTTCCAAGCCTCTTGAGTTTGCTTGCGTTGGTATCTTTTCAGCATGGTTGCGGTTTGCTGATCTATGTCTATATCTCGGTAACCAGCTTTAGACTTTGGACTGTTTACTTCCTTTCTATAATTTAAAGTCTTTGTTATATGGACAACCGAATTATCAAGGTCAATATCAGACCATGAGAGAGCTAAAGCCTCGTTAATACGGCAACCAGTGGCAAGTAAGAACTTATATAGCGTGATATCATAATAAGTTTTATATTTAGAGTTATCCAAGCTATCAAGGTAGGTAAGAAACTGTTTTAGCTCGTCATTATTGAAATGCTTAACTTTGGCTTTCTTATCCTTTTGAGTGTTTCGAGGCAAAACAACGTTATTGGCTGGGTTTGTGGGAATGACTTGTAAAATCACTCCATACTGTAATATACGCTTGTTAAGGGTGTGAATTTTGCCGTAATGAAGATAAGCACCAACTTCACCAGTATTTGTGCTGTTTGCCAGCTTATTCATAGTGGACTGAATGAGTGGGGTGGTCAGCTTATCTAATTTAAAGCCACCAAACAACGGTAAAACATGGTTGTTTAAAAGCACTTTTTGTGTGTTTCTTGTATTAGCTTTAACTGTATTTTTGTAGCTATCCCACCATGAAATAGCTAACTCCTCGTATGTTTCTATTACTACTTCTTTGTAACGTGTTGAGCCATTGGCTTTAAAATCAAATTGCGCTTGTTGGGCTTTGGTCTTGAGTTCTTTCTTTGTCCTAGCGGTTACTTTAGTTGTAACTTTCTTACCAGTGATTACATCAACACCAAGATAGACATTAGCACGATAGACGGTTGACCCGTCTTTTTTCTTTATCTCATTAATTTTCATGATAAACCTTTCTAAACATCAGCAGGCAAGCCATATTATGTCGGGTTTAGATTGGTTTATGTATATGGTTAAATGATTAGTCTTTTTGTCTATATAGGCTTACGACTTTGATGATGGTAACCTTACTAATCTAGGTAGTCGCGTTCTCCATACGCTGATTGTAAGACTTTCAAGAGTTTTTCGGTTTTTTCTTTAGATTTTGTTTCATCATAGATATAACCGTGGATTTGCTCCTCTAAATCGTTTCTAGCAAACTCATTGCCAAAAACTAATGAGTAATCATCAATTATTTGTTTTGATTCGTCATTATCAGAAAAAATCAAATCGGTAAAGTGTCTGCCTCTTGGGGTGGCATTATTGAGATTGGCAGCCTGCACCATAGAAAATAGAGACAAAATTTCATCATCGCTGATAAAGATAATGTTATCACGGAAAAATGTAACGAAATCTTTAAACATTCTTTCTTGTTTTTCTTTGTCGTATCTCTCTCTAGAGTGTACTACGGTCAACCTCTCTTCAGGTTCCATTACAATTTCGTCATCATATCTTTTGGGATTATTACTGTACCCCAACAGATATCCAACGCTTACCCCGAAGTAGTCAGCTAGTTGCTGGGCTTTGTCTGCCTTAATTGTATGTTTTTCATTTTCCCAGTTAGAAATGGTTAATTTTGTTGTTTCCATTTCTTGGGCTAACTCTTGTTGAGTTAAGCCTTTATCTTTTCGTAACTTTTTTAAATTATTCATTTACTTTACCTTACCTTACTTTCAGAATAAATTATATAGAATTGTAGATAAAAAGTAAACAAAAAGTTTAAAAAAACTATATTTTCTATGTTTTTTCGGTTGACAATGAATAGAAAACTATATATAATACAAATCGAGATATGGAAAACTATATCTTCAGAAAGGAGTAAACAACATGACGAAATTAAAAGGTTATCGAGTAATGTTAGGTAAGACTCAGCGTGATATGGCAAAAGAACTAAATATTTCTGTTCAGTCATATAACAATAAAGAGACTGGGAAAACTGCATTTAACGACAAGCAAAGACTAGCTATAAAATCTATGGTTGCTGAAATCAAACCCGATGTCACTATTGATGAATTATTTTATTAGGAACGAGAGCAACAAAAAAGGCTCAGCAGTCGCCAAACTCACAAGCCTTTAACTATCCACAACTAAAACGCAACACACTGGCAGGCAAGCCATATTATGTCGGGTTTTAGAACACTTATAAAGATACCTCAATTATACCATGAATTGCTGGTATCGCATACCCCTACTTAGAGCGCTACCTCTTAAAAATGGATAAAGCATCACAGAAAAAAATCTATAACCAGTGAAAAATGAATTGAGGTAAAGAAAATGAGTAAAAAAACAAAGAATAACACAATAACAGTAAGACAAAGCAAAAACCTAGGCACTGACCTAACTAATATCATGTCTGGTTTACAAGCACTACGCCACCACGCTAACACTCTTATGATCGCAAAGCACGCAGGGGCAGATAATGGGTTACTACGCCTTGAAACAGATAAGTTTCTTGAAACAGTCTTTGATATGGCAGAAATTTATTCTAACGACCTAGACAGAATTGCTTTTTACCTACTCGAGTGCGACAACCCAGAGGAATTAAGAGCATACGAGGCAGAGGAAAAAGGAGAGTAAATCATGGCTAATGAATTAAATTTATCAGCTAGCCAGTTTATTGTCCTAGCTATCATTTTAATGCTTGCCCTAACTGTTTTATGGCTTAAAAAAAGCTATTTTCAACTTGATATAGAGCCTAAAACCGACACCGTGACAGATAACACCGCGCGCAACGTAGGCAAACGCTACGGGGCTTATATTCAATCACAAGGCAAGTATAACAACTAGAAAGAGGAATATCATGACAGAAATTATTGACCTTTTTGGACGGAATAAAGAGCTAGAAACACTAAGCGCAACTCTAGTTACAATTACGGATATGGAAGATACGGATACGGACGTTGTTCCAGAAATTGTCGAGATCATTAAGCATCTACTGGATATCATTAAAACACAACAACAATCTATAGAGAACTTAGCTTGCATAGCGGAGAAAATAATACAACTAGAAAGAGGTATGAATGAAAAAAAATAGACTACAAGAGGCAGAAATGGCAGTTTTAGCAATCCTAAAGAAAGGAAGTGCTAACGCTACGACTGGTGGAGAGATAGCCACTATTACGGGTTACAACTCCCGTCTAGTATCTAGTGCAATCAGTGACCTAGTTATTCGCTATGGTGTTCCTATTATTGGTGCTAGGGTTGGTATTCGTAACGGTTACTATATCGCAGAAACCAAAGAGGAACTATTAGAGGGGCTTGTATCCCTTAAAAACCAAGTAAAGAACGAGCAGAAAAGGCTCGACGTTCTAATGTCTATTGAAGACGTGACTGCATACGAGAAAACACTAGAAAGGGGACACTATGCAAGTATTCAGTGAAGAATACCAAAAAGAGCTTGCCCAAGGGGTTATATCGGTACTAGATAAAGCTCTAGAGGGCTATTCTAAGCTCGATAAACACCAGTTAGGGTTAATCACTGCCCAGCAAGCTATGGATGAGCTAGGTCTTAAATATAATACCCTAAGACGTTGGGAAGAGGCAGGGCTTAAACGCTATCAGCCACCAGTAGAAGACACGCGCAAGGTTTATTATCGAATCAGTGATATTCTAGCTTTTCTGGGCGTGTATAACTAGAAAGAGGGGGCTAAATATGCCTATTTATGAAAGCAAAGGGTTTGGGAATGATTTGCATTTTTTAAATAAACCAGCTTTTGAGTTTATTGCAAATTTTAGACCTAGAACAGTCCCCAAAGGTGCAAATATAGACGATTTTAAGCGCAGTTCAGCCCCCTACTGTATTACTGGCAAGGTGAAACAAGACGAGAACGGCAACTACAAACGCAATAACGCTAGTTTGGTTTATCGTGACTTGATTTTCTTGGACTATGACGAGCTAGAGGCTAACATAGACTTTCCTAGCGTTGTTGAGAACACCTTACATGGCTATTCTTATATCATTTATCCAACTATTAAGCACACAAAAGAAAAGCCACGTTATAGGCTTGTGGTAAAGCCTAGCGACGCAATGAATGAGAGAACTTATAGGCAGACTGTCCAAGAGATAGCAGGCAAAATCGGGCTACCTTTCGACAGTACAAGCCTAACATGGTCGCAGTTACAAGGTTTACCAGTAACCACTGGAGACCCTGCTGATTATGACAAGATTGTAAATAGAGGGCGTGATTATCCCGTAGCAAATACAGTTACGGCTAGTCAGAAACCACACTATCGCACACCACGCCAAAGCGGTAATAAAACAATCACCATGCGCGTGATTGATACACTATTACATGGCTTTGGTGACGAGGGCGGGCGTAATGTTGCGGTAACTAGGTTTGTAGGTCTATTGCTTTCGAAGTGGGTTGATGCTGACGTAGCCACTGCCTATGAGCTAACAACCATAGCTAATGGCGTTACAGATAACCCTTTACCAGAGCAAGAACTGGAACGGACTTTTGAAAGTATTGTTAAGTCAGAAATTAGAAAGAGAGGTGTCAATGGAAATTAATATTGAGGAATTGCAAGAGCAACTTAACGAAAGCAAGGCTATTGAGCCACCTAAGTCTATGAAAGAGTTACTAGACCGTATCTATCAAGCTGGTGAGCTATGGCGCTCAGAAAATAAATACTTAGTTAACGAGGGAAAAAAGAATGAGAAAACAGTCATCCCGCTTCCTAGTATCTTTACCGTAGCTAAAGAGTTGAGTAAAATCGTAACATTTACGTTTATTACCAAATCTAACACTGCTGATAATAGCTTGCTCTATCTGTATAATCTCGACGAGGGTATCTATACCGCTAGCGCAGACGAATTCAATGTTTTGTGTAAGACGTTTGATAGCAGAATAAAGCCAAACGATTGGAAACAAATCAAAATGATGGTACGTACCATGACGAAGATAAGAAAACCACTAGAAAGTGCTAACTTAGTACCAGTACAGAATGGTATCTTAGACTTGAAAAACAAACAACTACGACCATTTGATCCTAAGTATATTATCACCAGTAAGATAGCCACTGCTTACAATCCGCCTAAGTTTACCCCTAAGGATAGAGAGGGTAAGACGTTTGATGATTGGTTAAGTTCTATTGCTTGTGGCGATAGTGAGTTAATAACCCTCTTTTGGCAAATTATCCTAGAGGCTATCAACCCAAACTATACTCGTAACAAGTTCGCTATTTTCTATGGTGACGGTAACAATGGTAAAGGAACATTTCAGCGCTTGCTTATCAATCTAATCGGTGAAAGTAACGTGTCAGCTTTGAAACCTGCACAATTTAGTGACAAGCATAACTTAGAAACGCTTGTGGGTAAGGTATGTAACATTGGAGATGAAGCACCTAATGAATACTTGAAAAACCCGTCTGACCTAATGAGTATCACCAGCGGTGACACTGTACTTGTTAACCCAAAAGGAAGACCAGCCTTTGAAGCGACTTTCAAGCTCTTTAACATCTTTTCGGGAAACTATATCCCTAATGGCGGTAACAAAACCAACGGCTGGTATCGTCGTATTATGATTGTTCCTTTTAATGCAGACTTTAACGGTCAAATCGAAAAGCCTTGGATTAAGAACGAGTTCCTAGCAGATAAAGACGTTTTAGAATACGTTTTATATAAAGCCGTCAACCAAGAGCCATTCACTCATTTTATTGAGCCTAAGGCGGTCAAAGACTTATTAGAGCAGTATCAAGAAGATAATGATTATTTACTTGATTTTCTAAAAAGTGAATACATCCCTAACGGCTGGCATGAATTAGAAATTGTACCAGTCTTTCTAGCCACGAAACGCCTAAGAGAGTATGCCGAAGATATGGGAATACAAAAGCCGAATTTATACGGTGCAGGGAAAGAAATCGCTAGAAACCTACGAAACTTAACACCACACAGCTATTTTGTTAAAAGGGCAAGGGCGAAAGCGGGTGATATCAAAACTTTAGACCCTAATGGATTTGATGCAAAAAAACTAAATAAAGCACAACACTCAATCGTAAAAGAGGAATAATGTTACCTTGTTCCCTTGTTGTTACATAGTTTTCACAACAATGTAACACCCTTAAACCCTTGATGCATAAGGGGTTAGACCTATTCTGTTACTTTGTTACCTTCTTTATAAGGTTTATAATATAGATAGATATATGATGATAGTTATATATATAAGAGAATAGAAAAAAGAAGGTAACAAGGGAACAACACCCCTCAAACCCTTGCTACTATTGGTCTTGTATATGTTACCAACAATGTAACAAAAGGGAACAACAAGGGAACAAATCGCAAAAGTTTACATAATTTATCTTAAAACAAGAAAGAGAGACTAAAAATGACTGAAACCCACTACCTAGAACAAGCGGAAAAAGACAGACTGGAACTTGAACAGCACCGCTTAAATTATATGGCTGATGATACACCTATTGAGCCTAGCGATATTCCTAAACTAATGGAAATAGCTAAAAAGTTACGAGCAGAGGATACCAGTCTGAACATTTATGAACTGTATAAGCACCCAGAAGCGCGTGCTAAACTATTCTCGCAGATAACTGAAGCTTGTTATATGGCTTTGAGTGCAACACCGACACAAGCCCAAAGAGTGGCATTTTGCGACTATCTAGAACAGCAATACGAAAACACCTTAAAGAAAATGATTGCCAGCACAGACAAACAGGCACTAGGGGAGTTACTAGATTTGTTAGAGCTACCAGCAGAGATAGAAAGCCAGTTTATCCGAGATATGGCAGTCAGTGGGATACTAGCCGAAGATTGAACAGAAATGAAGCGCTTGGGTTATCTGAGCGCTTTTGACTAGTATAAAAAGAGGATAGATCATGGAACTTATGGCAATCAATGAAAAGCAGACAATTAAGAACGCTAAAAAGAAACTAGGTGAATACCCACGCTGGCGAGAGATAGCACACGATAGCGCTGAGCAACGTATAACGGCAAATTATACCTTTGAGCCACGTTCTAAGAACAATAACCGTAGCAACATTGTTGAAACACTAGCCCTAAGACGAATGAATGCCATAAATGAGCTGGAAGCTATTGAGGAAGCACACAGAAATATCATTGATGAACGATATAGGGTTATTATCTATCGCCGTTTCTTACAATCTCCACCAGCACCAAACTGGGCTATTGGTCAAGAGTTGGGCTACGCTAAAACAAGATTCCAAGAGCTAGTTAACCTTGCTTGTCTAGCTTTTGCTGAAAATTATCGAAATGGTGAATTGGTTGATTTGCTTGAATAGTTGGGTTGTCTATATATAAGGCGAGGTATCAAAGTGATAGAAATTAAATTAAAGGCGTTTATAGACGTTCTCAAAGCTAATAACCTCACTAAGTCTAAGCTATTACACGGCAAAACAAGGGTAATTCTAGACCTAGATAGCTTATTTATGATTTATGGCGGTCAAGAAATCGACGTTAAACGACAATCAATGAACTATGGTGGCTATCGCTATTATTTATATTGCCCTAACTGTGGAGAGGCTAGAACGAGCTTATATTGGTATTGCGAAGCCTTATCATGTCGAAAGTGTCTAGGGTTGCATAATAGAACATTAAACCGAAGTAAGACTGACTGTGTTTATTATTGGGAGCAGGCAGTTAAAGAAGCTCAAAAGATAGTGACTGGATATGAAGCAAAGGACTACATAACTCCCGATTTTCCCGATAAGCCAAAAGGAATGCACTGGAAAACCTATTACAAGCATCGAGCTAAGTATTATCAATACTGGCGCAAAGGTGAGGACTTATGGTTAAGTGGGATTAAACTATGATATGATCTTGATTTTTCGTAACGTTTCGAAATTTCACTACAATGGGGAATTTGGGAACACTCTTAATGCGACAACGTTGTCGTATTTGATAAAGCTCTTAAATTCGACTACGTGGTCTAATTTGGAAAAGGTTATTAAATTTGTGTACGTCCTCAATTTTTCTAGTTACTCTTTGCCATAGAGTGGAGAACGTTCTTAACCCCTCTATAACGTCCTTAACACTTCCTAAACAAAGAATAGTCCGATAACATTCGGGCTATTTTTAAATGCACCCCGCCCTATATTGCCGTCTGGAGAGCCACGACAAGGTGTTGTCTTACATCACGCGCAATTTTTTCCAGTTTTTTATAGGGTGTCTATACCAATTTATAGAAATCATTGGATACAAATAAAAAAGCTCATCACGAAGGATATTTGAACAAGGAAATATTTATATAGAATTTTTTTAAATAAAGTTATTGCATAATTTATTCTAACCTGATAGAATTTAATAAAGATGACAAACCCCCCACATCCTTTTATGGACAGATACGTTCTGACGTGGGGCTTTTTTTATAACTTTAGGAGGTTCAATGAAAGCACCCATAGCTTTGTCATGGCAAGAACAGTTAGACCTATTCAAAAGTAGGGGTATGAAAGTTACTGATAACGATATTGATAAAATAAAGAATATCAGTTATTATCGACTTAAAGAGTTTGCAAGACCTTTATCTACCATCTCGAAAAAAGATGGTGTAACTTCTATTTCATACAATGGAGTAGAATTTAAAGAGGTGCTTACTCGCTATTATCAAGATAAAAATCTTAGAATTTATTTACTTCACGCCATTGAGAAAATAGAGGTTTCAATAAAAACGAGAATTTCGTATGTACTAGGTAAAAAGTACGGGGCTTTTGGGTATTTGAATTTTTCTTCATGGTCAAATCGTAAAAAATATACAAAGTTTCAAATTGAAAAAGAGCAATTTTCGATAAAGAAAAGATTGTCAAAAATAGTTAAGCTTAGTCAATCTTCTGAGTTAAATAATAAACTAAATACAGATCCTGATGGTTTTCCATCAGTTTGGCTCGGGATTGACTTGTTAATGTTTGGAGATATTGTAAAAATCCTCGATATTATGAGTGAATCTAATTTGGAATCAATATCCTCATACTATAAATGTAGCAACGAAGAACTTGTTGCATGGATGAAATGCCTTAATTTTATAAGGAATATATGTGCTCACAATTCGAATCTAGTTGATATAAAGTTAACAACTAAACCTAAAACCCGTAAATATTGGAATCGATATCTATATATTATTGAGAGCACTAAGAACGATACGATTATAAAAAAACCGACCAATCGACTTTCCGTTGTAATAATAATAATTGTCGAACTTGTAAATCAAATAAATCCCAAATATAATTGGCATGATATTCAAAAAAGTATACGAAATCTTTGTAAAAATAACGATGAGCGTGCTCTATTATTAGGATTCAACTCTTTAGAATCCGCTAAAAATATAACATCATCTATTAAAGATAAAAAAGCTTAGTTTATAGTAAGCTTTTTTAGTATCTTTTATTTAATCTGAGATATAACACAGTTCTATTTTTTTGTATCAATTACGAATAGTAATAGTATAGGAAAGGAGAATAATATAATGCTAACCTATGATGAATTTAAAGAGGCTATGGACAAGGGTTTTATTAAAGGTGATACTGTCCAGATTGTCCGTAAGAATGGTAAGATCCATGACTACGTTTTAGACGGTGAACGAGTTGAGCCACACGAAATATTGAGTTTAGAAAAAGTATCGGATATAATAAAGGAACTAGGCGAGGACAACTAAAAAAGCACCTTGCTGGTGCTAGTTTCTTGCCTGCTAAACTCGTAAATTGATTGATACCCTAACGGGTGTTTTTTTGCTTTCCTTTTTGCTAACTTTCGAGGTAAGCAAACGGCAACTTATGGGGTATGAATTACTAAAATAGCTCACAAAATCGCTTTGTTCTCACTCTAATAAAACCAATGAAAAAGGTGCAGGTATTCATTTGAGAATTCGCTATAATTATGATACACTAGAAGACGGTTTTCTTTAGGGAAACCTTAGAAAAGTTGAGGTAAAGACATGATAAACATGATAATTTTAGTTGTCTTTGCA